CATCGCCGGGATGGTTCAAAGATCTGGCAGAGACAAACTTTGCCAAGCACCTGCCTGACTGGCCCGATCTCACGGTCCTTCAGATTGGCGTCTACACCGGAGATGCCACGGCTTGGCTTCTCAAGCATCGAGATGTTGCCCGCATCGTGGACGTGGACACTTGGCTGGGCGATCCTCAAGGACTTCTGACCAAGCACATGGAGCCGGTCGAAGCCACCTATGACAGGCGCTTTGCGGACAACGCCAAAGTCACAAAGATGAAGATGACATCGGATGCCTACTTTGGGGCCAATGATGAGACCTTTGATTTTGTCTACATTGACGGAGATCACAACACTGCCCAAGTTGCTATTGATGCGCTGCAAGGAGCTAGACGAGTCAAGCCCGGCGGCATCCTCGCGTTTGATGACTACCTTTGGGAACTCTGGCGCGATCCGCTCACGTGCCCCAAATTGGGCATTGACTTATGCCAGCCAATCTTGAGCCGTCAGTTTGAGGTCATTGATGCAAGCTATCAACTTTGGCTGAAGTGCAATGAGTAGGCGCATCGCTTGGGTCACTCACCACCTGATCAAGGATGAGGAACGCTCGGACGCCCTGCTGCCTGGTCTTTATGCTGGCGGCGCTGAACTCAATGATGCGGTGATGCGCTCGCATCAGCCTGCTGGATATGACGTAGACGTCATCGGCCCAGATGACTGGGCACAGGCTATGGACTACGAGCGCGTAGTGATCACCGGGACTGACAGGCTCTCTGAAGAGGCCATGGTGCAGTTGGCTACCAAGTCACCACTGGTGTGGATTCAGCACGCCCAGCAGCCCGCAGCAGCCCGCAAGTATCTCTTTGAGAAGGCTGCCCCATTCATCACGATGAGCCGACTACATCAGGCCCATGAAGCCCGCTGGTCCCGCGTGTCTGATGAGTTTGTCCACTCCCCAGTCTGGGACGTGAACGAGGTCCAGCCCGCAGCCAAGGAACCCTTCGCGCTGTTTGCTGCGCGTAACCATCCGGCCAAAGGCAAGATCAACGCCCGGATCAAAGCCGATCAGCTAGGCATCCCGCTGGTGGAACTTTCCAACGTGGACCGCTCCGTTGTACTCGAGCACATGGCCCACGCCCAGTACTTCATCCACCTGCCCAAAGAGTTCGACGCCTGCCCCCGCACCGTCATTGAAGCGACTTTGGCCGGATGCGAAGTGATCACCAACGCCCATCTAGTTGGCCGCCTTGAGCCGGGAGATCCCCGAGAAATCTTGACCCAGCAGCCGCCCAAGTTCTGGTCCCTTGTCTAGTCCCTCCCTGCGATAGGAACATCATGAAGATTGCCATCACCGGATCCGCTGGAACGCTTGGCCGCCCGCTGGTCGAGGAGCTGCGTGCTCGAGGCCATGAAGTGTGGGGCATTGAGATCCAGCACCAGACCGATGCCCAAAGCGTGCGGGCAGATATCTCAGACTTCCGTCAGATCCGGGCTGCGCTCACTTGCATCAATCCCGAACTGGTCTTCCATCTTGCTGCTGAGTTTGGCCGCATGAATGGTGAAGACTACTTCGAGCAGGTCTGGCGCACCAATGCCATTGGCACCCGCAACATCCTTGAGGTCCAGAAGGAACTGGGCTTCAAGCACATCTTCGCCAGTTCCTCCGAGGTCTACGGCGAAGCCGGAGTCGACTGGATCGATGAAGGCCTCCTGGAGCGCAATGCCCAGCCGCGCCTGACCAATGACTACGCCATCTCCAAGCGCGTCAATGAAATGCAGATCCAAAACTTTGCAGACCGCTACGACACGCAGACCATGGTGCTTCGCTTCTTCAACGCCTACGGACCGGGGGAGCGCTATCACTCTTATCGTTCCGTGGTTTGCCTCTTTGCCTATCGCCTGCTGACTGGTCAGCCCATCACGGTCTATGACGGATATCAGCGAGTATTCATGTACGTCGGAGACTTCATCCCGACTCTGGCCAATGCCGTGGACCAGTTCACACCAGGCATCACCGTCAACGTTGGCGGGGATGAGTTTGTGGACGTGGCAGACATGGCCGCTCAGCTTGTGGAGATCACTGGCGCGGATCCGGCCCTAGTGACTCACCTGCCATTTGATGCCCACAACGTGACCAGCAAGCGACCCGATATCTCCAAGGCTGCTTACCTGCTGAGCCACAAACCCAGCACCACCTTGGCCGAAGGCCTACCGCTCACAGTCGATTGGCTGCGCGAGTATTACCAGATAGGAGAGTGACCGTGGCTTCCCGTAATCGCGTCTCTTCTCGTACGTCTCCCAGCATCGTTGGCTCTGGTCGCATTGCTGCTGGTCGAGCAGTTAGCATAGTTGCTGGTGGTGGTGGCGGTGCCACCGTTCCTGCTGCTCCGTCCGCGTTTGCGCGAAGCGGTCTTGCTAACAACATTGGCGATGGTCCGGTGGTTGTGTCTTGGACCGCGCCGAACAACGGCGGCGCCGCGATTACGTCGTACACGCTTACCTACTATTGGGTTGACACCGATACTGGCGCCATAAATGCAACGCTGCACACTCGCACGTCGTCTGCCACGTCGTACACGATTGCGGAGGCCGCGTCACATAGTTACCCCGGCTATGTAAGTGAAGGCACACAGCCGCGCTGGTCTTACGGCGGGTTCAACTATCGCATCGACGTCGCGGCGACTAACTCAGTCGGCACCGGATCAATTGGAAGTTATTTCTTTGGCACGGGAGGAGGTGGGTGATGCGCGTGCTACATAACGAATTAGAGTTTATCGTCGGTGATGCTGAGCCAAAAATTGTGGAGGCTGGCGAATACGTCACCGACGACCCTACTGAGATTGAACTTCTGACAAGCCTTGCCGAGGCTGGCGCTGTGCAAGTTTTACCAAACTAGGAGGAAACAAAATGGCCGTAAAGCATGGATCCGTCAGCCTCACCACAGGCGCCACCTCGATGCTCAACCTGACTGAGACCGATGGCAACGTGGGCCAATCGATCATTGTCAGCATCGACAGTGGCACCGCGTACCTTGGCGCCAGCAACGTCACCAGCAGCTCCTACGGATACCTGCTGACCTCTGGCGTGGCCATCGCACTTGACCTGCCACCAGACAACCAGGTCTATGGCATCGCCGCCAGCGGCACCGTCACTGCTCGAGTGCTTGCCGTCGGAGCGTAAGCATGGCAATCACCAACGGCTACGCAACTCTGGCGGAGATCAAGGCCGCTTTGCGGATCTCTGACAGTGTGGATGACGCTCTGCTTGAGCCTGCCGTAGAGAGCGCTTCTAGGCTCATTGACGGGCATTGCCAGCGCATCTTCTACAGCGCAGGCACAGCCACAAGAGTCTTCACGCCAAATCAGGATTACCTAGTCCAGATTGATGACCTGCAAAGCCTCACGTCACTTAAGACTTCAAGCGATGGGGACGGAATCTTTGACGTGACTTGGACTGCAACTGACTACCAGCTGGAACCACTCAACGGACTGGTGGCTGGGCAGGCTTCACCGTTCACTCGTATCCGCGCCATTGACAATGAGACTTTCCCTGTCGGCTGGCAGTCAGCCACAGTGCAGGTGGTCGGAGTCTGGGGAATGGCCACCACACCGGCAGTCATCAAGCAGGCCACGATCATTCAGGCCAGCAGGATCTTCAAGCGCCTAGACACTCCATTGGGCATCACTTTTGGTGAACTTGGAGCGATGCGCGTCGGCATGACCCTTGACCCTGACGTGGCCCACTTGGTCAATCCTTACGTGCGCTACGTGGGTGGAGTGGCCTGATGCCGACCATCAGCCAACTGCGCACAGGGCTGGCTACACGACTGGCAACAATCAGCGGGCTGCGCACGACTGCAACCATCCCAGATCAGATCAATCCGCCTGTGGCCATCGTGGCCTTGGACTCCATCGCATATGACACGGCCTTTGCTCGAGGCCTAGATCAGTACACGTTCCGCATTATGCTCATCACTGGCCGAGTAGCTGAGCGCCAATCACAAACAAACTTGGACCTATACCTTGCGCCCACGGGAAGCGGATCCGTCAAAACCGCTATTGAAGGGGACAGAAGTCTCGGAGGGTCTGCCCAGACTCTGCGAGTTACCGACATGAGCGACATCACGCCGGTCATGGTCGGGGACGCCAATTACCTATCCGCGACCTTCATGGTCACGGTCTACGCCTAGGAGGCACAAACATGGCGAAATACGCCGCAGTAGATCACAGCATCACCATCAATGGGGCGTCTTTCTCCACCGCCCTCCAGTCCGTAGAACTCATGGTTGAGGCTGCGGAACTTGAGACCACCGGCTTCGGGACCACGTTCCGTGAGCGCATTGCTGGCCTCAAGACCGGATCACTCACCCTGAACTTCTTTCAGGACTTTGCCGCTGCCGCAGTAGATGCCACTATCTGGCCGCTTCTCGGATCGAACGCCACCGTCGTGGTCAAGCCGACCTCGAGCGCAACCGGCACAGCCAACCCGGCATTCACTGCCATCTGCTTGGTCACTCAGTACACGCCATTCAGCAGCTCAGTTGGCGACATTGCCACCACCTCAGTGACGTGGCCCACCACGGGCACCGTCACACGCGCCACCGCCTAACCCTCTAACCCTTCAACGAAAGGCCCTGCGCTATGAGAATGCTTCTGCACATTGATTACGCAAACGGATCCGGCGCGGATGTCACCGTGTCCGCGCCGGATTACGTGCGCTTCGAAGAGAAGTTTGACCGCTCCGTCACACAGCTTGAAACCAATTTCCGTCTCACTGATCTTTGCTTCCTTGCCTGGTCTTCACTGAGCCGCACAAAGAAGACTGACCTCAGTTTTGAGGAATGGGTGGACACCATTGAAGGTGTTGGCGGAAGCGAGGACCAAGCCGAGATTGTCCCTTTGGAGAGCACTCAGCCCACTGGCTGATTGCCTACCTAGCAGTAGAAACTGGGATCGCTCCCAGCGTTCTTCTGCTTGAGTCTGACCGGATGCTTTTCACGATGTCCCGATACCTGCGCTATCGGGCCACTCAGGCCAACCGGCCCACCTAGGAGCGCAGATGGCTGATGACCTGAACGTGGAGATCGATGCCAAGAAAGCGCTTCGCCTTCTCAAGCTGCTAGACAATGATGCCCGCAAGGAACTTGAGAAAGAACTCAAGGGCATTATGAAGCCGCTTACTGAAGAGGCCAAGAAAGAAGTGCCCGCCGTGGCCTTGTCTCAGTGGCAGAAATATGGATGGCGTCGGCGCGGGTCTATGGCTTCCAAGGACTACATCGTTTGGAATCCTGCTCGAGTCAAGTCTGGTTTTCGCGTGGCCTTTGGCAGACTCAAGCGCTCAGGCACGAGCAAGTATCAAAGCGTGGTGGTGGTACGCAATGCCAACCCAGCCGCATCGATCTTTGAACTAGCAGGTCGAAAGACTCCCGGATCTAAGTTTGTCAAAGGCCTGCACAACTCTGGCCATGGCGCTGAACCTCGACTCCTCTACCGAGTTTGGGACCGGCAGACCATGAACAGCAAGCACTACTTTGAACGACAAGTGGCGCAAGTAATGAACAAACTTGAAGCCACAGTTCAAGCCAAACTCAATGAACGACTTTAGAGGAGGTGACCCATGGCCGTTGAAATCAAGATCGTTTCTGATTACAACTCTAAAGGCGTAGACGCCGCCCAAAGAGATTTGGGCAAGTTGTCCAAGTCCACCAGCGGCATGGGTAGCTCCTTCGGCGGGGCCATGAAAGGCATCGGAGCCGTTGCCGCCGTGGGTGGGCTGGCAGTTGCCGGAGTTGCCACGGCACTCACCGCAGTAGGCAAAGCAGCCCAAGAGTCCGTCAGCGTCACCAAGTCCACTGAAGCCATCATCAAAGCCACTGGTGGTGCAGCCAACGTCACAGCAGACCAGGTGGGCAAACTGGCGAACGCCATCTCATCCAAGACCGGCATTGACGATGAGCAGATTCAAGCCGCACAAAATATGATCCTCACCTTCAAGAACGTTAAGAATGCTGGTGAAGGCCAAGCAGCAATGTTCGATAGGGCATCGCAAGCCGCCGCAGACCTTAGCGCAGCAGGCTTTGGGTCTTTGGATTCCACTGCTAAATCCCTAGGCAAGGCACTCAACGATCCGATCAAGGGAGTCACCGCTCTCTCTCGTGCTGGCGTCACTTTCACAGCTCAGCAAAAGGATCAGATCAAAGCGCTTCAAGAATCTGGCGACTTGCTCGGAGCGCAGGCCATTGTCATGGCTGAAGTTGAGTCTCAGGTGGGAGGCGTAGCCGAAGCCGCAGCCTCACCCTTTGACAAGCTGAATGTGATGCTCAACAATTTCATGGAAACCGTTGGCGTCTCCGTGCTGCCCGCCATCAACAAGATCGTGGACGCGATTGGCCCCATCCTCGATCAGCTGAGTGGGCCACTATCTGCCGTGGCTGGAGAACTAGCAACGCTTCTCACCGGAGCATTTGAGCAACTCCAACCCGTACTCGCTCCACTACTCAAGGCCATCGTGGACATAGTGGCCGCGCTTGCTGGTGGTTTCCTGTCCGCCATAGTTGCCATCATCCCCGCTCTAATTCCTCTCGTCACAATCATCGCAGAACTGGTTTCTCAGATTGGG